CGATCGGAGGTATTGAAGCGCTGACTGCGTCGAATTGTTCATTTAACCAGCAGACGATGACTTTTGGCTGCGAGAACAGTTTTTTCGGATTGGAATCGTACTTACTGGCGTACGTCGAAGCTACGAATTGTACGTACAGATTTTCGTCGGGACCCACAAATAGACGCGGATCTTCGTAACTAAGCCGGTGTTTTTTGGGGCGGAGTTTTTTGGTGCCAATGATCGAGGCATCATCCGGCCCCAACATCCCGAAATACAGCTCGTTGGGTTGCCCGTTCAAATAAAAGTACTTGTTGTCGTACCTAAAACCAAAAGCTTCGGGCTGAGATCGCCACGCGATGTACAGCGAATCGTTGAATCGGACGATTGACGGGCTGAAATTAGCGACGTGATCTTTCGGCAAACCTTTAACAATTCGAGTGAATTTTCCGCCGAGAGCTTCTGCCTGCTCGTAGACCGTCGGAATGCCGTCACCCGTTGACTTAGTCGGATGGACTACGTCGCTATACAAATGGTAATACCGAGTTTGAGACTGCATGATCAAACCCCCAGATCTTTGATGGCGGCGCTGAACCCAGCACCAATAGATTCCCAGCGATACTCCGGACGCTGAGTGACGTTGTAGCACGCCTCAGCCACTTCGTTGTATGTATGTAAATCGTGGTACAAATCGTCCAGGATCCGAGCCGCCTGCGTCACGTTGATCAGACCGCGTTCGACACCAAGATCTTTATCCACAACCCATGTGGAAATGGGGATAAGTTCGGCCGCATCCTTCCAGATGTCTTGGCACGCTGTGTGGTGCGGAACAACCTGCGGTTTTTTACAGCCCGCATGTTCGAAACTAACAAGACCCCACCCTTCTCCATCGGATGTATTAATACCGACGTCGCAGGCGTTATAAATTGTATTGAGCAATTCGTCCGGCGGTGCGCTCAGGTAGTTGATGTTTGCCGAGGTCAAGATCAATCGGTTGGCGTCATCCAGACCACGGCGCTGCATCTCATGTTTAAAGAGAGGCAGAATATCCCAGCCCATGTCTTTCGTACTCATGTGCAGGTACAGCATGGTGTCTGGTTTGTTGACCGCAAACTCGGCGAACGTCTTGATCGTCAGGTCAATGCGTTTACGCGGTTGGTTCCTGTTTGCGTTAAGAACGACGAATTTATCTTCGGGGATACCGATCCGCTTGCGGGCTTCAGCTTTGTCCATCGGATAGAACCGACCTGTGTCAACCCCGTGGGGGAGCACAGCCAGTCTCGGAGCATCTGCGCCGCACTTCATGACACGCTCGGCAGAGGGAACAGTGAAGGTGACTGCTAGATCCCAGTGCTTGATATGACGCAGCATGTCGGGGAAGTAGCTCTCGCTATCCACCGGGAAGTACGCGATGAACTTAAAGCCGATCTGATCTTTCAAGAACTGACAGCGTTCCCAAAACTGATTTACAACCCAGATGTCGTTCAGGCAGATAATTACGTCTGGTTTTTCTTTTTCTATGATCTCCGGAATTCTGCCGATACCGAATCGATCGCCTGAGCCTGCAGGGCAGGCTGGATATACCTTGTATGGTTTATCGTGTGGATCGCCCGTGTGGTTGATCCCCATCACCACGACTTCATGTTCGTTCTTAAGAACATCTAGTACGCTGTGTGTTACTCTTGCAAAGCCTGTATTACTACAAGCATCGCCATACCAAAGGATTTTCGACATGCAAACTCGGCGAATCGAGTACAATCACTATAACAGCGCTATCAGTTTATCAACATGCCTAGTAGGGAGAGTTTTGCCTACCGCCGTGGCGCCCAACTACGTGCACTTAAAGCGATCGAAGCCGGCGATAGTAACGTAATAGAAACTATTTATACTAAAGCGTCTAATGACTTTCATACTTTCTGTACGCTTTTAGACAAGCCCCCCGCGCCTCACATGCTCGAATGGCACGAGCACTTGGTAACAAACGAAAGCAACAAGTACTTACTAGATATTGCTGGTCTTAATCTTGATATTTTAGCACCGAGAGGTTCGGCTAAGTCGACCGTTCTCAATATGTTTACGGCATGGTGTATAGGACGTCATACTGCTGCAAAAAGACCTTTGCAGATTATCTACGTGAGTTATAACATTGCTACAGCTATCCCTAAATCACGGATTATTCGACAGATCGTTGACTCATCAGAATTTCGTAAAATTTTTCCGACATGTCGACTCAAGCCAGGAATGCAATCGGATATCGGCTGGTCGATTGATTACGACTACGCCGGTATTCCTCGATTAGGTGATGAAGAATTTACTCTAAGGGCAGCAGGACTACGCGGTAGTATTACGTCTAAACGAGCTCATTTAGTGTTAATCGATGACCCTGTAAAAAGTTCAGCTGATATCAAGAATCCTACGATTCGTGAGGAGATGAATAATAACTGGAGTAGTGTTATTGCTCCTATTGTGTTTGAGGGCGGTCGATCTATTTGCTTGGGTACGCGATTTCATCCGCTCGACATCCACAAGACAATGTTCGTTCCGGAGAAAGGGTGGAAGCAAGTAACTCAAGAGGCACTGACGTACGACGATAAGGGTCAGCCCAAGAGTTACTGGCAGACTCAATGGTCTGTTGACTACCTATTGCAGCAGAAAGAACTTGATCCCGTTGCTTTCTGTTTCCAGTATCAGCAGCAACCTGTGGCCACGAGTGACCTTGTCGTTTCCCCGGATCTGTTGATTAAAGGTGACGTGGCGACCGAATTTGACAGTTTGGCCCTCGGCATCGACCTTTCAGCAAGCAAAAATGAGACTTCGGACTACACAGCTTTTGTTCTGGGGGGCCGATTAAAAGATAAGTATTATATCGTTGATGCGCATCAGTGTCGTTCTATAGGAAACCTTGAAAAAATAGACCTTCTATGCGACATGTTGCTTGAGTGGGGCATCCTAACTAAGTACAACGGTGAGTATCAGCCGACGTATTCCACCGTGACGCTCGTTGTCGAATCCGTGGCATATCAGGCAAGCCTTGCTGCGGATCTCCGGCGAGTTCTTCTGAACGAAAGGGGCCTCAGTAACCTTCATATTCACGAAGTTAAAGGGTTCAGGGGCGATAAGATTGCTCGTTTTAGAGGCACGCTTGGTCTTTTGGAGAACCAGAAAGTCGTCTTTAACAAATATCGCAAGTTCGATGCGCTCTTCGATCAGTTGATTAATGTAGGTGCTACAGCCCATGACGATTTATTGGACGCATACACTTGGTTAATCACTTTCTTGCAACGTAGAGGCAGTTTTTCTGTTGAGTATTGACATGACTTCTGATAAAACTCTTTGGGTCGCGATTGCGGCGCACAATCCGCTGGCTCGGGTCGAGAAGCTACTCAAGGTTTTGAAGCTTTATACAGAGTACGACCTTAAAGTTTCTGTGTTTATCTACATAAATAATGAAGCTCAGGATGATGCGAATCAATTAGCCAACTTATTGCGGCCTTTCCGGGAGAAATTGGAGTTAAATATTGTTATCGCCAACTCTGGCTATGAGGGTTGGGGCTTGACATGGGCGCATAAAAATGATCTTGTGTTGGCTTGTATGAACCACAAGTACGATTATTACCTTTATCAAGAAAATGACATGTTGATTACTTGGGAACACTTTAAGTATTGGATGCGTTGGAAGCCTCGACTGGCTGAATACGGGTTGGAACCAGGATTTATTCGGTATGAAGTCTTCGAAGGAGAGAAAATACCGTTTGATAACCACTATCGGTACTTTTTAACCAAGCGAACTCCCAATGTTTGGTCAGAACGAGGTTTTGACGTAAAGAAATTGCTCGTTATCGACCAAAAAATCAAGTTTTTTGCCCAAATTGCAAGTCCTTATTACGCTGCGATGATTTTGGATAGTTTTGACGCAGTCAAATACGTGAAAAGCGGCAGTATGGACCCGGCGAAGAGCGTCGAAATCGTGGGTTTTCGAAATTGGCCCCTTGCCGACCGGAGTTCTATGGGTTTAGCGTTCGAGGACGTCCCTTTTGGCTATGAACACCGTCGTTGTATCCCGGTGATTGAAGAAAACGGTGTTTATAAACCGCATCCTTGTTGTTTGTTAGCCCACGACGACACCAAGTACTCAATAGAGCTGGCTAAAACGCAGCCAGAGCTCATAACCTGCGATAAAATGCTTCAGATCTGATTTTTTATGGACAACGTCAATCATCCTACGCACTATACGTCAGGTGCTATTGAGTGCATCGATGCTTTGAAGGCTCAACTAGGTCCTGAAGGGTTTAGGGACTACTGCCACGGCAATATCGCTAAATACGTCTGGCGGTACAAGTTTAAAAACGGCGTGGAGGACCTGAAAAAAGCGGCTTGGTATCTTCAGTGCTTGATCGGTGAGTTAGAATCAAACAAAGAGAATCATTAAGTAGTGGACGTAAGGGCTTTCGGTTCTGTTTACGGTCAAACGGCAGCTCTGCCGTATTCCAGTGGATTTGGACATGTTCCTAGCAGTGGCCTAATTAATTTTCCTTCATGCCGTGCTGTTTTTATCGAAGCAGATGCTGCCGCCGCTAAAACTTACTTGACTGTCGAGCTTGCTGACGCTCCCGGTCAAAAAGCTACGGCTAGTAATCTTTCAGGGAATCAGCTTATTCCTATTTCTTGTACAGCTATTATCAGCGGTAACGCCCCTGGTGTTTTTGTGCTCTACTGATGGCCACTGATTACTCCAGCTTAATCTCTTTGCTTGGCGGAGGCAAAAATCTTCGCGAAAGCGCAGGTTTAGATGCGGATGATATTCTTAGTTCCTTGCAAAAGAAAGGTGCTGTTTCATCTGATTTTATGTCTGCTTTAAAATCTGATCTATTAGCTAAAGCACTCGTGGCACAGCAAATTGGAAGCATGTAGTAAACTGTAAATATGGCAGACCCTTTTCTCGAAGCCGGCGACTTTTTCACCAAGGCATTTAACGCCCAGGAGTTAGCGTCGCGTCGTCAACGCACTGCTCAACGAGCAGCAATGCGAAGTGACGACTATGAAAATCAAGTGAGCGAAGAAGCACCTAATGCGCCTATTCCCCCTCAGTATGGTCCGTACGGCACTTACGAAGATGAGTTTTCGCCGACTGAAGACCCTACCGAGTCCATGAAGGCCGAACTGCTTCGAAAGGCCGCATCGAAGCGTGGCCCTCAAACCGGCATTCCTGTTTCTCCGGGTAACGGAACCCCAGTAGCTAGTGTCTGAAGTCGCAAAGAAAAAAGACCCTGCAAAATGGGCCGCCGCAAAAGCTAAAGCTCGCAAGCGCTTAGGTGGGCATTCAGCGCGGGCTATGCAGTTGGCTGTTAAGTACTACAAGGAAGCGGGCGGCAAATACGAAGGTAAAAAATCTAGTGAAAACAAGCTAAGTCGCTGGGGCAAAGAAGATTGGCAGACGCGTGAAGAATACGAAAAAAGCAAAAAGTCCTAGTTATGGCTGATTTAGCGCGAGAAAAAGGTCGAACCGAGCGATATCTGCCTAAGTCCGCGTGGGCTTCAATGAGCGATGAAGAGCGCCGCGCCACGGATGAAAAAAAGAAACGTGCCACGGCTGGTAACAAACCTGTGAATACTCAAGTGCCCAATACTGAAAAAGCTAAAGAAGCTCGTCGTCGTGCTTCCGAGTACATTAAGAAAAAGAACAAAAGCTGATGGCCAAGATTCGTATTGCCGGAGAAGTGTTTGACGGGTACAACAAACCTCGTCGCGATTCTGGCGGCGGTAAGAAATTTGCGGTCGCTGCTAAAGAAGGGGATCAGGTACGTTTAGTACGTTTTGGTGACCCGAACATGACGATCAAAAAACATATTCCTGAGCGACGCGCTAACTTCCGGGCCAGACATAACTGCGACAATCCCGGAAGCAAATTAAAAGCTCGCTACTGGGCGTGTCGGAGCTGGTGAGTGCTTTTTATAGCAAATCTTGCTAAGCTGTGCAGGCCCGTTTCGGCCTTCCATGCTCTTTGATTGTTTTCTCTATTTCAACGAAGCTGAGCTGCTCGAACTTCGCGTAGAAATTCTTAAAGATATTGTTGACGGCTTCATCATTACCGACGCCAACCGGACTTTTAAGGGCGACGAAAAACCGTTCACTTGTTTAGAGACGATTCGAAAACTCGGTCTGCCTGAAGATAAACTTCAGGTGCTGCACGTCGAACTGCCGCCGCCGGATATCGCTCCTAACCCTTGGGTCCGCGAATACGCTCAGCGCGACGCTCTTGCCGTGGGTATGCGGATGACGCCGCCGGATTCGGTCTTCTTCTTCTCTGATGTCGACGAGATTCCTAAGCCGTCTGCTCTTTTAGAAGCTGTAGAGCTCGCTAAAGAAGATCCTGCACGTTGTGTGCGTCTTTCTATGCCGATGATGTACGGGCGGGCAGATCTTCGTGTTATGAGCCCGGACGGGGATAAGACGAAACCCCCGACCAACTGGACCTGCGGGACCGTCGTTCTTCACGATCATCTAGATCAAACTCTTTCGGAGATTCGCCAGAACCCCAACGATCTTGTGGTAGGAGACTGTGATGCAGGATGGCATTTTAGTTGGATGGGAGGGCCTGATCGCCTTAAGCGCAAACTGACGTCTTTCTCGCACTGTTATGACGACATTCCAAATGCTCATGCTCCTGCATACAGCGAGGAGATGCTGAGCTATTTAGATAATTACAAAGCGGAGGCGGGCGGCACAGATCCGCTCGGTCGCAAAGATCATCTGCTGACCTCGTATCCTCATGATCTTTTACCGCCAGAATTGTTTAAACTAGAACGAGTGAAGGAGTACCTTCTTCCGGACTCCTGATAACGTCGTTTTTGTAAAATGCCTGCAGATCTTTTAAGCGTCCGGGGACGATTCAGTGAGATTCTGGAGGCAGCTCGGACTCAGGACCGCTCAAAGCAGTCCGCCACGATGGTGGTACTGAGTCATGTGCAGCAGATGACCCTTCTCATGATCAAGAAGGGTCTGTTTTTCTATTGTGAGCAAGATACGTATAAAGCTCGTAGTAAATTTCTAGATGATCTGATAAAACTTAATAAACTCGATATCCGCTTCCCGGCTATCGTTCGGAATTTTTTGATTGACGGTTCGGGTCTTTTCTATTTCAGGCCCGATCCCAAGCTGAAGTACCAAATTTACTTTTTTAACAAAAACCAGTATCGTGTTTACCACGATCTAAACGGAGAGATTGAAGAAGTCGTAATCCTTTATTCGTACAAAGTTAAAAACGGCAATTTAGGACTGCCTTCAAATACTTACGGGCAGAACAAGAGGTACGTCCGTATCTCAATTACGGCCGAGACGATCACAGAGTACGAAGCCGACACGGAGCTGAGTTTTGACTTAGAGCCAGGCTCTGTCATTACTCCGCGCAATAGTCGGCCAAATACGCTGGGGTTTATCCCCGCCGTGGAGGTTTTAAACAAGCCGAACGCCAGCGGTACCGAAGGCGAAGGTGAATTCGAGCCGTTCATGCAGCAGATCGTTCTGCATGATCAAATGATGCAGAATATTGCCAAGAACATTGAGTTCTTTGGTAATCCGACTCTGATCAGTTCGCGTCCGCGTAGTGATCTGGTGGAGGCGAGTGATACCGATCGTAACTTCCGTCCGACGATCAGCAGTCAAAGCGGATTTGGCGGTTTAGATTCTCCCTCCACGAGGGTCTCAGATCCGTTCGGATCGCAGTCTGGTATCGGGGGTCTTCGAGTTCCTCGAATTATTGCCAACGTAGAGCCGTCGGATCGGGTTGGTTACATGACCCCTGACCCCGTAAACGGGGACATGAATCGATATGCGTTGTTACTACGAGAAGAAATTCGAACCGCACTCGGCGGCGTTGACGAAATATCGATTAGCGCCGGTGCCACTGCGACGGAAATTAAGGGCCTTATGGGTCGTGCTCAAGCGACTGCTCTTCGTAAAAATAAGAGTTTTTTGAGCTACGGCTTCTGCCGACTGCTGGAAATGATTGTTTACCACCAGGAGCAGGTTTTCCGCGAGAGTTTTATTTCTGTCATGGGTTTGACTCCTCCCAAGGAGCCAAAAGAAGAAACTCCGGAAGCAGCGGAACGTTATCAAAAGAAGCTGGCTAAGTACGAGCAGGACGTAGATCTTGCTATTCAAACGGCCCTCTCTGAAAACAAAGTACCTGGTGGAGTTTTTGGTCTTCCGCCAGACGGAGATAGAGAAGTAACGTATCGATTCCAAGGCGATGTTTATGAAGACACCGCTTACGACATCAACCAGAAATCGATCGTTGTTCGAAATCTTCAGGAGCTAGGTGTTGACAGCGTGGAAGCGCTGCGTTACTTGTTCCCGGATAAAAGTGATTTAGAACGAGCGGAAATGTTGAAGGGTTTCCCCTTCAGAATGATTCAACAAACGCAAGCCGCACTACAAAATTTCCTGCTAACATTAAATCAGCTGATGCAGTCGCCGCACCCTCTTGCGCCGACCCAGCCCTTAGCGGCAGATCCGAGGTTAAATATAACGCCTCTCCTCTACCGCACATTCGATCACCTCGCGCAAGAACTAACCTACTCGGGCAGCTATGAGCCAAGCGATCCCAGCTTCGACCCCGAGCCCGGTCTCCCCGGCAGTAGCGGCGCCCCAGGCGGCCTTCTCCCCGGATATGGGCTCAACCGTCTACCCTCAGTGGGTGGCGCAAACCCCTACCCCGGCGGTAGCTTCGGCAACTACAGCCCAAGCGCCGTCGCCGGCACAACTGGCTACGGTCCCTTCTATCAACAGCCAGTCCAGCCAGTTTCCGTCAGCCTCCTCCCCGAGCAACCCATGGGAGGCAGCGCTGGGCAGCCTGGACCGGATCGTTTCCCGGCTCTCCCCGTCCCTCGGCCAGACAGCATCGTTAGCGCAGCCCCAGGTAGCGGCGCCGGATATTCAACAGAGCAATCTGGCTTTACAGGCCCAACAGCCCTGGGCTTACCAACCCCCTACGGTTCAGCCGACCTTATCCAACAGCGTCTATACGACCCCAATTTCCTCGCCGACTTCTACGGCGCAGGAGCCGCAGTTAAGCCAAGCAAGCGCCGCCGTAGTTAATCACTTCGGCCTCGAAGCGCCTGCGATCTTGAATCAGTACTCCACCACCCTGGAGGATGCGCTGATTCAACAGCATCAGACTCTGGAGCAAATCGCCACCCGTGGCATGGCTATGGAGCAGATTCTGACTGATCCTGATCATCTGGCTGACTACACCAACCGGTTCTTCACCGAGGTGTATCCCACCGATCTTCGCACTGACGAACAGATCGCTGCCGATAACGCTCGCACTGCTCTCCAACAGCAGTCCTATACGCCCAACTACGATCAGGTGCCTGCTGTACCTGCCGCTGCTACCGGCGGTCAGCGTACTCAAGACCCCAACGCGCAGTGGGAACAGTTTGGCCAGGTTATGAACCAAGCTCCTGATCAAGCTTGGCGTTACCTGAACAACATGTCTCCTGAGTCTCTGCGAGCCAAACTGTTGTTCTTGGATCAAGCCTGAGGTAGAGTTAGTTCAACGGTGTAAAACACCGTTCGCATGGTGGACGAATCTTTTTACCCCCGTCTGGACAACGGGGGTTTTTTATTGAGTGCATTGTTAAAAACTATTTATTAAGTAGACTGTTAAAAACCATTTATTACGATGCCTTTTAAATCAGAGGCTCAAAGGCGTAAATTCTATGCCATGCAGGAGCGCGGTGAAATTTCTAAATCTAAGGTAGATGAGTACGAAAAGAAGACCAAAGGTGATCTTCCTGAGCGTGTAAAAAACCGCGAGGAAGCAAAGAAAAAAGCTGTAAAATACAAAAAGAACAAAGGTAAGTAATCCGTGCCCAACTCCATTGGTCGCCGCCGTGGCGGAGAGAATACCGAAGTCGAGCAGCTTAAAAAAGAACTCGAAGAGCTTAAAGCTAATTACGCTCGGGATATAACCTTAATCGGCAGCGATATTCGTGCTCTTGACAGTCGAATCCCTACCGAAGCTCCGACCGATAACACCGCTGTCGAAGCTCCGACTGATAACACCCCTGCCGCTTAGAATTAAGGCAGCTCTGGCTGCTTTAAATGTATATATCGTATCGAAATTACAACTATGATTCTGGGCCTCATCAGGTACAGACCGGACCCTCTCATCAAGGTTATGTCGTAGTCAGTTCTGGTATTCAAGATACCGGAGCAGACGTAGGCAGGATTGTCGCTGGCTCACCTAGCTACAGCGGTACGTATTCGACCGCGTGGCGGCAAGTTCCTGCGGCGATCTCTGGGTATTGGACTGACTACGAAAACATCGATTACGCACCGAGCGGTGTTCTAAGCTCGTACCAGGGTTACCGGCCCGTCACTGTTAATACGATTGCCGGTCGTAAAGTTCAGACTTTTACCGGACCGGATTATGGCGTCCGGGACGCAGGAAAATTTACGTACTTCGGAGGCTCTGCACCCGACTCTCAAGTATATGATCCGTACAATACGCCAACTGGTAACACAGGGCAGCAAGGTATAACCGGCGGCGGCGTCACCCACGGGCGATATGAAGGAGGCATCCTTACCAATTCGCTAGGTCCGCTGGGAAGTTCTAATCGATCTGAGTGGGTTTATAACCCGCCGGTGTACTGCAAGACGTATACGCAGACAGTTCGTACGGAAGAACCTGGGCTTATGTCCGTTCCTTTTAGATTCATGTATCGCGGCGGTGCGGCCAGATATGTTTCGAATTATGGCTCCATTTACTACCAACTGTCAGAGAGCGTACGCAATATGTATCGAAAGTTGGGTTAACGCTAAAAACGAGACAACTTTATGTGCTCTTAGCTTCTTTATCTATTAAACTTACTTTGTAGTTTCTGGAGATATCGACAGTGTTTGTCGATAATGATTTCCCGAAGCTTCTCGGCGCCGAACTCTACCGTCCGCACCCCGCGTACGTTGTGGAAATGGCAGCGGAACCTGTGGTCGTTCACGACTTCAGTAAGCAGCCAGGCCAGACTGTGCAGTTAGACCGCTACAGGTTCTGGGGCAATCCGGGAAGCAAAGAGTCACGTGAGCGTACTGCAGAGCAGACCATCGGTACTGCTAACAGCCGCAACATCGTGAAGGACAAAGTGCTGGTGACTCTTAAGGAGTACACCGGTCCTGCTGATCCGTCCGATCCCACTCAGCCGAGCACCTTTAAGATTGCTCGGGAAACCCTGATCACTGCACAGCGCCTGCTGCTGGATACCGGTAACCTCACCGCTTTCCACCAGTCCATCGGTTCGCTGACTCTGCTCGACGACTATCGTCGTTGGCGTGACCGGGTGTTCATTAACGAACTCCTGAAAGCAGTTTCTAAAGGCCAAGCTTCCGACACCCAAGGTGGTTACTACTACCCTGGCGATCTTGCCGTCGGCGCTCTGACCTACGCCAACGCCGAACAAGCCAAGTTCGACGTTAAGGACGACCTGTTGCGCGTGGTGAAGAGCCTGCGTAAGCGTAACGTTCCTACTTATCAGGACGGTTTCTATCGCTGTGTTTGCGATCCTACCTTCCTGATGCACCTGCGTCAGAACAGCGACTTCCGTGAAGTGGCTCGTTATCCTGGCAACGGTCAGATCAACCCCCTCATGTCCGGTATGCAGCCCAACGCTGCTATCTACATGGGTCAAGGCTTTGGTCAAGCCAGCTTCGTGGCTGGTGAGCCCATCATGCCCACCGGTTTCGTGTTCGAAGGCGTTCGCTTCTTCGAATCGACCAACATGCCCTCTCAGAGTCAGACTGCCACCATCGGCGGCACATCAAAGTCTTACGAGAGTGCAATCGGTATGTTCTTCGGTCCCCAGAGCGTGGGCGTCGGCATCGGCGGCAACAACGCTCAGGTGCTTCTGAATAACAACGACGACTTCAGCCGTTTTATCATGATGATTTGGAGCCTGTACGCAGGTTTCGAACTTCTGAACGCTGATTTCGCCACCGTTGCTTACTCCTTTAACGCTTGATAGGAGGTACTAACGATGGCGATTAACCCTAATCAAGTGCAAGTTGCCAAGATTTATCCTGGTAACTACACCAACGTCCTGCGTTACTGGCACGACGAAAAGTCCGTTGTTTTCAACAACGAAAACGGAACCTCCGAAACTCTGACCAACCAGCCTATTGGTGGTCCTGTCGGTGTGGTGTTCCGTCCCGGCTGGATTGCTCAACAGGCAATCGGTTATGTTGATCTGTCTTATCAGGCCAACGGTTCCGTTAACCAGCTTGAGTCCTATGCTCAACCCTACGGTTCTGGTCTGAACGGGTCTAACCAACCCTTCAGCAGTGCCACTGTGATCATCCCTTCCCCGGATTATCACAAAGATGTCCGCGCCGACATCGCTGACGGCATTTCGGTGCCTTCAGGTTCTTTTGTGTACCGCGCTTCTCTGCGTGTTGATGGCGGCGACGTAATCAGCAGCGGCGTGGGCGGCGGGAGCGCCACCCCTCAGCTCAGCCTGGTTCCCGCAGTGAGCCAAGGTCTTCGCAGCGACGGCACTGTTGTGTCCGGTCAGTTTGGCGTGTCTGTAACCGGCGCTAACAGCCGCATTGAGAACGGTAGCAACGCTTCGGTGAACATCATCGACGCCAGCAGGATGTCTGCGCTTACTGCGGAGACCACCTGGAGGCTGTTTGCTACTCGCAACTTGGGCGGCGTTGTCGCTTCCGGTCTGGCTCTAGCTTCCGGCACTTTCGATCCTCGTGCTCGATCCGGTCGACTCGCCGGTAAGGATAAGGCTCTCGCTATCTGCGAAGTCTGTTGGATCGTGCCCGACACCGCGCCTAAGCGTGATGATCTGGCCCTCCAGCCCGGCGGCGTGGTGGAATCCACCATCTACACTTCGACCGTTCCTTCCTGATATACTCAGGTTGGCAAAGGGGACCCCTCCTCCGGGAGGGGTTTTTTATTGCCTTAACGCATCTGCATCATGCTTGAGGTCGGCAAAGGTACTTCGATTCCACGCAGGCGATTGCGGGCTTCCTGCATCAGCCGTTCTTTTTCCGCGTCGATTTGACCTTCAACAATTTGTTCTACCAGCTGCTCGGTATACATGCTGGGGTTGATCGTGCGAGCTCGCGCATTTAAATTTCGAATTATTTCGTTTTTGCTGAGCCCTTCTTGCCCGAGCGCTTTCAGGATCCCTGGGTCCGTAGCTAATTGAGTCAACTGGGGAATTGTTTCGGCTCCGCCTAGTACAAGCGACGTGGCAACTTCTGCTGCTGTGTTTAGTGCAGCTGTTTTTTCTTTTTTTGGGGATTTTTTTGTAGACATTAGGAGTTCAAGGGGCAACCCAATGCCTACATCCGGAGCAACTGCGTATACAGCTCTTAAAGCTTTACCTACGCCAGGTACTTGATTTGCAAATCTAAGTAAGTTAAAAGGGTTGGGCATGGTTCGTTACCTTTCCTCTATTCTAACTTTGTCCTATACTCTGCGAAAGTCGTATCTTTATGATGACTGCCACTGTTCCTCAAGACGTCACCTATACACCTAGTGGTGTTAAAGTAGATATTCTCAGTACTCATGATGACGGTGAGTACTTTATGGTAAAGTCTAAAACCACGGGTAAAGTCTTTTTTGCGCATAAAAATCAAATTGACCAAAAAGAAGGAGATACAGATTCAGAACAGGGCGCAAAACCCGTTAAGTCGCGACGGGGTCGTCAGATTGTTAAGCCCCAAGTGCCTGCGCCAAGTCGTTTCAATCTGAACGGCGCTACCCCCGAGCTGCTGACGCAGATTCTTCCCGGCGTGGGCCTTAAGACCGCCAACGAGATCATCGAGTTGCGCATGTCCCTGCCAGGTGAGCGCTTTTCAAAACTGGAGCAGCTCCGTCAAATTAAACACATTAACTGGGATGAAATCCTCAGTGATGCGATCTACGTTGAATAATCCTTGGATTAAATAAATAAAGAGTACAATAGGTGTACTGTAGGCGTCGGTAGTTGTGGCCCAGTTTACACAACAAGAGCTAGAACAACTTCAAAGTTATTTAGCACAACAAGGCGTTGTTTTTCAGCCTGACACTACCGATGCCACTAAAAGAGAAGTAGTTTATGCTGCTGTTAATCAGTTAACGCGTAATCCTGCTCAGGTTTTTGGTTATAGACTTGATGACTTTAACTTTAGTCGTGTAACTTATCACCTAGGTTATAATATAGCTACTGTACCTGCGGGTGATTACTCTAGATTATTAGAAGCTTGCAACAGTATTCCAAGCGAATTTTACTACGACAAAATAATCCAGCAAGTAGAGCGCTGTGAGGAAGCTGAGCGCTTAACAGAACTTGCAGCTGGTCGCGCTACCAACCGGCAAGAAACAATTCTTGGCGATGTAAACCGTTCGATTAATATTCAAGATAAAACAGAAGTAGCCAAAGTCTGGCGGCAGAACTATCTATACGAGACAAATAGGCTCGCAGAAATGCTGTATGTAGCCAACTACAAAGACCCCGTGGCATCTCGTTACAGATTTGAACGTAGTGGCGCAGAATTTATTCAGGCTATTCCTGGCCCACCTGATGTATCTCGTGCTGATCGTCTGTATTTCTACGCAGATTGGCGCTAATATAAACTCAGGCTAGGTCTTTAGGATGTCGTACAGCGCATACGAAAAAACCATCCGAGCGCTTGTCGAAGGCGGGCTCCGGATGATCAATAACATGATTCCGGATGCGCCGAGCCCTCGGCAAATTCGGCAAACGATCCAACCTAGCTCTTCCGTTACTCCTTCTGCGCCTACTGGTCCTGCTGTTCAACCGCGTCTAAACGTTCCTCCTGATCGATCCACTGGGAGATTTCAGCGGCAACTTCCCGGCCCCCGCGAAGTTCCTGCAGAACAAATTCCTCGTCGCGCTGGGTATCCCCAAGACGATGTTCCTCGCGAAACTCTTCCCGCTCGTACTCCTGGTGTTGCTCCTGGCCAACGTTCTTTACCTATAGTTCAAGATATTCCCGCGAGCACTACTGTCCGCCCCTATCCGATTTTAAGTTCCCCGCAAGCTCCTGAACCTGCCTTTGCTTACGGTAAAGAACTGATGCGTCGAGACCCTGAAGGGTATAACCGTATTCGTTCCGTCGTCGAGACCACGGCTGCAGAGCGTGGCGTCAATGCTGACGATGTCATGGAAGCACTGTTGAGCACCGAGGGATTTGACTCTCCTCTGATCCGGCAGCTGGAAACAACTCCCACTCAATACCTGAATCGGGGCGGCGAGATTGTTCCTTCCGCCGGTGGCGGGATGGTTCCTCCCGCCGGTCGATCTCTTACTGCAGAAGCAATTCCGCCTACAGGATTAGTTCCGACTACTCAGGCAGGTCTTCGACCATCTGTCGAACCTGTCACTGTCTATGAAGTTTCACCAACTCAACGAGTTCTCCCTGAAGGAGATGCCTTTCGATTGATGTCCGACGCGCTTGGCGGTGTCAACATGGTAGATCTTCGTCAAGCTCTGGCAACACCTGAATTTCTCCGCAACGTCGGTCCTACGTTAGAACGTCTTGCGACCGGTTCTTCCGCCCAAGCCGCTGCGGCCGGCGGAACTGCCGCTGCCCGACGGATGCCTGTTGCACCTTTCGTCGGCGGCGGGATTTTAGGAGGTCTTGGTCTTGCTGCTTATATGTCCGGTCGTCAAGAACAACCCGAACAGCCTATTGCTCATGAACCCCTCGGAATTGCACTCCGGAGATCAGGCGTGGACATGTCTGGGCTGCAACCTCCATACCCTTCGCCCGGTGAAACGCAGCTGGGTGTGCCCACGGCGACTCCTGAATCTGGTGCCAATACTCCCTCTGTTACTGGTGCTCCTCTAACGGCTGCCCCTCAACCTATTGCTGGTAGCACCAACGCAATCCCAGGTACCGTCAACCCCAGTTCACTTAGCGCTCCTGCAGCGCCTTTTGCTCCTGGTCCGTCGGCTCCGATTGGCGGGCAAGCTCCGGCAGCTCCCGTCGGTAGCTCCATGGGGGCTGGGTCGGTACCGCAACTTATGGATTCGCGAGAATCCGAGTATCGTCAAGCAATCCAAAACGCAGCCCAGGGCCTCCGTCAAGATGCTTCTCAGTACCAGAACATTGGTGATTTTTACCGTGTTCAAGCGGCTTACGCTGGTGCTCCTGGCCGGTCGGAACAAATTATCGGCGCACTTAAAGGAATGGGCGCACCTGCTTCCGTCGGCATTGAAACCGAGGCAGCTTTAGAAACTTGGGCAAAAGCTAACCCCGATCTTGCCTACCGTCTGCAACTTCAAATGCAGCGTCGCGGTCCTAGTCAACAGATGCCCGTGGCGCAAGGCGCTGTTCTGGGTACTTCCATGGGAACTAACACCCCCAATAACGCAGCCGGGCAGGCGCGTGCTGCAGCGATGAATGCTGCTTTTAGTACTCAAGGAGCGGCAGATTTAAACGCCACGCTTGCTCCGCAGGCGTACCAAACCCTTGAAAAAATGCCCCTGTTCTGAGGATTGATCCATGGCGGACTATTTTTCTAATTCTGTACCCCTACGCGGGTATGACTTTGGTACCTCTATTGCCGGCGGATTTGAGTCGCCGGCGTATAGCATTGATGACTTCTCTTCCGTAGCTGAGGGGTTGGCACCTTCCACCAGTCCCAGCCCCGCTAAACCTGGCGGATCGGACAGCCCCTTTAACAACGCGTGGATCGGCGGCAGTATTTTGCTTGAAGGACTCGGAAACATGATCCGAGGAATCCGAGGCATGGAGCCAGCTCCTCAAGGCATGGCTACCCGCATGATCTCTGACTACATCGCTAAGCAGCAAGACGAAGATCGGCTTAATAAGATTCTTGAGCGTATTGGCGGGTCTAAAGAAGATTCGTCTGCATTATTGGCGTCGGCATTAGTCAAGCCTGCGCCCCTTAAAACCGACAACCCTTTACGGGGTTTAGCCTGATAACCCCATCTAGCGCACACAATGGCCTCTACTAGCACCAACAAGCAACCTTGTCTTGTAGATCGTCCTTTTTTACGGGGCGCGCGTATTACAAACGCTACTACTACGTGTGATCCCACTAACCCCGCTTTGGGGGACTTGATCCAGTTAGTCCGCGTAGGCGATCTTCCGTCTGAAGACGGTGCTCTGGTCGAGGACATCACTATTGTCAGCAACGAAGATTACCCTGACAACAGTGGTATTCGTACGGCTGATATTGGTCTGTACGTCTACATGCCTAATCAGTCGGCTCCTTCCACGTCAGCTGCTCTGATGGTCGGACGTTTTGAAGTCGGATTGAGTGGTTCTACTTTTGGTTACCCGCTGGGTGTCCAACTGCCCGCTGTGATGGCGCCAGTTCCTCGCACGGGTGATACAAGCTTAATCGCGCCTGTTCAAATCGGTAAAAACGAGGGTTTATACCTCGAAAAGGGCTACATCCTGTGTGCCGGTTACATCGGCGTGGGTCCTGCAGGTGCTTCTGGCGTCCGCGCTTCTGGCGGTCTCAGTCCTTCGGGCATCACTATCTTGGCTCAAGGCGGATTCTATTGATCTGCTATGTCACGTCGGAAAGGATCGGATAACTTTGGGTTTCGTCAGTTCAACGCGAACTCAGGTATCCGATCTGTTCCTGATATTTCCGGCGCTGAAAAACCCTCCGAATTAAGTCGACCGCAACCTTTTAATCGAAGATTCAGACCCGCCGTCGGCACTAAGGATTTTAGTGTCTTAAGCGATTACGACTATGCTTCGTTATGGATTAGGTGGCGCCGTGGTTATGAGTTATCAATGTACGCTCAACAGGCGTACGACGCTTTAGCCTACGGTTTTAAGTACTACTTGGGAGGAAATAACGAGTCTGGTGTGTATATACCCGCTCTTTCATTTTTATATCCGACAACTAGGACTGACTCAAAAATGTGGATGGTCGGTATACGACCTAGAGATTCGTTTAATTTCAAAGATTTTGGATACGCTATAGAATCCGTAACAAACTATGATCCCCAGACATATGCTGTAAGATTAACTTCTAGTTTTGGCGCACCCATATCTTTCTTCAAAGGAGAAGTTTTATCCAATCGTTTTACGCCGCAAGGAGCAGATAAGCTATACGGTTTTAATAACTATACTGTTACTGCAGTAGGGATAGATGGAGTTCCTGTCGATCCAGACAGCACACCTAAATTTAATACGCTGTTTTTATCTCACGATCCAGGTAAAAGTTGGAGCGTGGTCGACGCAACAAAGATGACAGTCCCCGCGTCCGGACCTCCTGCTCCTGGTGAATTTTTAACTACAGAAATGCGGAGTCAGTGTAGTTGTCCAGATTTCTTAGGTAGAGAGTCGTTTGATCTGTATCAAAAATCTCTGAGAATGAAATATCCGTATACAGGCGTTTTTAATATGTCGCCAGGCTTTTATGATGCTGGCCCTGAACAAACTCCTCGGGTTGTGCCGGCACAAGACAACCCAGGATATGCCCGATCTTTTGGTTTTATTTACCTAAATCAAATTTATAATATTCCTTCTTATAACCAAGAGTCCTATTCAGACCCTAATCTTTTTTATTACCAACCCAGATGGTGTAAACATATTTATGCCGCTATGTGGGATCTGAAAAATAAATATCAACAAGACGCTGCCACAACGATATGGCTCCCTCAACCTAACGACGAGCCTATGAATGAGTGGTACAGAGAAAAATTTGACAGAGATCTAAAAAAACAAACCGATTTTTTTCAAAGAGAACGAAATCTTATTTGGTGGAACAGGTATGGCCCCTCTCCGAAAGAGATGCCAAAACAAATGCTATACCCCGACACTTACAATGTTGTAAGCAAGACTTTAAATATAGGAGAACTCGGTTCTTTTGTCTCTTTAGATCCGAATAATATCTCTTTAGCCCCGGTCTCGGAGTATGATCCCTACGCTCCGGTACTCTCGGAAACCTATGACGGCGGAACTTATCTCAACGGAACTCCTGTTCTTCAACCCGTAAACACTATCGACGGGGGCACGTATCTAAACGGCGCTTTAGTTCCCCCTGTCGGACTTACTTTAAATGGAGGTACCTACTGATGACGTCCACTCCGTATATTCTTCTAAGTAACAGATCTCCACAATCATCCGACAGACCTAATACAACAGCCGCCCAGGTCGGCCGACTGGCTTTGTCCTTCGGAAGTAGTGATCCAGGTCTTTATTTTCAAGATTCAGGCGGAAATATTCGAAAGATAGGCCCTAACCACTATTCAACTACAGCTCCTAATTCTTCCCCTGCAGGAATTGCGGGTAATTCAGCCGGAGAAACATGGGTCGACAGTAGTACATCTGCGTATTATATGAAGGTCTGGACCGGTTCCGCGTGGCAGGTTATTGGTTCAGCGTACGCGGATTTTGCTGTTTCTGCCTCCGGAGCCGTTATGGCTTCTGGATGCGTTTTAGCGTCTGGATGTATTCTGGCTTCTGGAGCGGTAAATGCTTCTGGCGCTATCGCCGCTTCAGGCGCCTATTCCGCCATTGTCTCTTCTGGGTGTATCCAAGCCTCCGGTTTAGCTGTTACTTCCGGACTACCTCTTATAGCCGCCGAGGGAACTTTAATGTACCAGGCAGCGGCTCCCTCAGGTCTTTATATCTATGTGGGCGGCCAATGGGTTCAAACTTAAGCGCGAAGAGTGCTCTTTAAAAACCACGCTGCTTTAAAAGAGTCATCTACTAATTGAGCTGCATAATTCTCCACATCAGGAGCTTTAACTGTGCGCGCTAATTCACCCAAATCTTTGGACTGCATACCAAAATCTTCTAAGTTTTTTAGATAAGTCACTAACATATCGCGAGTTTCATAAGACTTGCAGTTTTTGAAACCCCTATACGCCCCTAACAATCCTTTCTGACACATCGGCATAAGAGTGTCCATAGTACGGACAAACTCGGCCAGTTTATCAAAGTGTCCTACGTGTAAATCGTACTGACCTTTTAAAAACTCGTGGATAGGGAGAAATAAAGGCCCCTCGACGTTTAAGTGAATTAGATGTGCTTGTGTGTATAGCTGATGAGCGTATGACGACAGAGCCACCAGATTCAAGAGAAGGACCTGAAGCTGGGGCTCTGGTTCCACCGAGATAATCCGCTCTTCGATTTGCGTGGGCATCAAAGCTGACGTAGGAGTCGAAGCGAAAGTCTCGGTGTCCGTCATGTTCAAAAAGCCGCTGCTACTGCGGTTTCCATTGCGTCGTCTTCTACTATAGCCGACGAATCAGCACCGTTCAGATAGCTCTGAAGCGCATCTTTGTTGATCCGATACAGAGACTTAGCACCGGAAGGCTGCAGGTTTACATAGATGTCCTTGGGCCAGCCGCCGGGGTTATTGGATTCGGTCAGTGCGATGCGCTTGCGCACGAAGCCGCTGGAACAGTTGAGGAACTCTGCAGTCTCAGCAATCGTCAGGAGAGTCTTACCTTCAAACATCTGCCGTGTGAATGAGGATGGCTCAGTAATGATAACGAGGTTCTTGCGCTTTGTAAAGGTCGGGAGCCGGCCTTAACCTTGATTTTATAATGATTACAGAAAGCACTTAATCCCTTGAGACGTACGTTAATGATTCGGTGTAGGATAAGCAGAGAGTGGGTTCCGCCCGTGGCTACCGCAAATTTCGATGGAGGAATGCAAAATCTTCATTGCGGACTGACGCTGGAAGATGAATTTGTGCTAACCAGGATCCGAGCCAAAGCGAAATCTTTAAATAATCGAAGCGACCGAGATCAGTTTTTTTGGGTCATGATTTTAAAATTAATGTGTAAAGAAAGAGCGTATAAAACAGTTATGAATCAAATAGGAGTCACTGTAGAAACTAATGTACAGATGTTCGATGATTCTGAAGATTCGGTAGAATGATGAATAAATAGCAGACAGATGGCGTTAGATAACCCGCTGACCCGACAGTGGCTTGATCTGATCGCGTACGCCGAAGGTACGGACAGTGCTCGTCGCGGTGGCGGGTATGACGTCATGTTTGGCGGAGGTCGCTTTCAAGATTTTTCTAGACATCCTGATGTTGTTGTAAGCACTAAGGGTTTTCCGAGAGGTAGCGCTGCGGCGGGTCGTTATCAATTTATGCCCGGTACTTATGCTGGAGCGCAAAAAGCCCTAGGGTTACAGGGATTTGGTCCGCAAGAGCAAGATCTTGCAGCGATTTATTTGATGAAGCAACGTGGGGTCGACCCTACGAAAGATCCGATTACTCCGCAAACGATCGCTAAGCTTGCTCCCGAATGGGCTAGTTTGCCCACGCTGCAGGGTAAAAGTTTTTACGGTCAACCCGTTAAATCTCTGGGTGAGTTGCAGGGTTTTTTACAGAAACCCAGTGGTGGCGTGCCTTATCAGGTAAATCAAGCCGCCGGAGTTACTCCGGTAAGTTTGCCTAGATATGATTTTCAAGGCGCTTTAAAAAATATTGTTACTCAATATGCTTTATCCGGAGCGGCACAATCAACAGGAGGAGATACTCAAAAAGCGCAAGTTTATTTACAAGCGGCGGAGGCTATAAAAGCAGACCCCGATAAGTATGGAGAAGAAGGTAGAGCACTTGCCGAGCAGTATCAGTATAAAGCAAATGAAGTTATGTTTTTAGGAGGAGCACCAGGAGGCAATGATCCTTCTAAGTTAGTCATGGATATTTTAGGCGCTAAGATGAGTCAGAAAGCTTACGATAAGAGTCAAGCAGCTCAAGAAAGTTTAATTAATTCTCAGCTGGCTTCGGCTGGTCCTTCGGCTACTTCCGCAGTGGACCCAAATGCTCAGTTTATTAGCACGGTTGAATTAGGTAAAGCATTGCAGCGCAAGTACGGTCCTGGTGGATTGCGCATTGGCGAGCACCCAGCTTTTGGCCGCGTGGGCAAGCACAGCCCTGGTTCTCTTCATTACCAAGGTCGTGCTTTAGATATTACTGATTGGGGCGAGGGAGATTGGAAAAATAGAACCGTTCAGCTCGGCGAACAACTAAGGCAAGCTCTGCCTGGTGCTCAAATTTTCCACCCTAAATACGATCCTGTCGGCGGTCATCATGAACATATTCATTTAGGTTTACCGGAAGGAAGAATTCCAGTAACTCCGGAACTCTTAAAGCTGATCGGTTAATTTGGTATACTTGAGAAAGGGTTTTTAAGACTATGGGCGCTAATCCTAACGCAGAAGCACTTGCAAGAGCCAATGAATCGGTTGAAAAAGCCGCGCGTACAGGCGAACGGATCGCCAAAAATTTAGAGAAAAGAGGCGGTAAGTACCGTGAGTGGGCAGGAGATACTCAAGGCGATATGCTTGCATTCTTAGGTGAGGGACAAGACCCGGCGTCTTATTACAGCCGTATCCAAAATCAATTCGGTCCGTTTATGACCGGAGAACAAGAGCGATTCCAGACTCAACTAAATCAAGGAGATTATCCTGTCCTTGGGAGCCCCTCTCATCAGCGTTTTGAAGATACGCTGGTCAAAAGCGCCAACATGTACGACCAGTACATCAAGCGTGGATTAGACGAAGTTCAGCCTCGATTTGCTGCTATTGCTAACGATCCCGCATTCAATCTGCAGCTAGATAAGAGATCTATGGATTTAGCGCAAGGAAACATCAACCAAGATCAAGTCAAGCGTCTGACCACTTGGAATGTCTGATCAAATCCCTATCGGGAAGCACGAGCGGAAGGTAGCTTTCCACGCGGAAGCTCCTTTCGCTAAACATGATTATCGCTACCGACAGCGTGGCGACATTCGTATGGCCGGGACTGTTTGGAGCGAAAGTTCGCAGGAACGAGGTCAACGTCTGTCGCGCGAATACTTACGCAAGAAAATGCGCGGTGTGCCTGTCGGATTAGGTTTCGGAGAGAACGATAAATTCGGACCTGATAATTCTTACGACACCCGTCAACCGATCAAATATACACACGCCCGAGAATACTGAATAACGCGCTAAACTCTAAGATCTTTCTGTCCGCTTTATAAGGCGAAGGAAAATAATACACAAACCCATAAATTTTGTTGGTGTTTACTTTAGTAAACTCTTTATCATCGTTTCTGAGTTTAGGGTGCTCTTTCAAGATACACATGGGTAGATCCAATCCTATTTTCTGAGCGGCCAGCAAAGCGACATCTGTAGACGTCAAAAACAAGATACCTTCTTCAAATTCTCCCAAGGTGTATTTTCTGAACATTTCCTCCATCCAAACTCTCTGGGCGGATTTAACAAACCGCTTCTTTTTTGTCCATAGGTTCCTGTCAGGCGGTTGTTCTGCCCCAGTCAAAATATCCCGTGGAGGATATAAATACACAGATTTTGCTTTCCAGATTTGTCGCAATCCCTGATGTTCTGGACAAAAATAACGATTTGCGTGTATTAATTTGTTTGCGTTATGACTACTTGCTGGATCTAAATCAATCTCACCGTCAAAGAACGCAGTAACGGTCGCTATTAGCTCTACAGGAGAAACAAAATCAACAGCATTAATCGGCACTTGTTACTTGCTCTTCAAGCACTTCATCAATTTTATTTTTATCTAGCACATGTATGCTCATTCCGTTTATGTCAAGCATAACCACAATAGGATCATCTTTTTCTTTCTCAATTACCTTGATCAACTTTTTGAAAAATTTAGCCAGGTCGTTGTTAAGCATTTCTTCCGCCAAAGCCATATCGGTCTGGATATCTTTGACGGTCAGAAATTGAGAAGCTTCGGCATTGCTAGTGTTAAAAAAGAGAGCGCCCTCTCCTTTATAGGTTTTGAACTCGTCGTGGAGGGTAACGATGTCTCCGATAATCATTCGGGCGACGTTAGCCGCCATCCGCTTCTTTGTTTCAGACCCTGAAAAAAGATTGTACTTGAGACGCTGTGCGACTTGACTAAGATCAGGCATCGGTATACCCCGTGAAGTTGTTCCAAGCGTCCGCTAGCACTCTAGCGCTATCGTAAAGATAGTTACTTGGGTTATTTTCGTCTGGATCTAGCTTACAGTAATGCCGTCCTTCGACCAGTCCGGATTTCCCGCCAGAAACAATACCTTGATGAATGAGTTTGTCAATTTTAATTGAAGCTACCCCAAGTCTTTCGGCGAGAGCTCGTTTAGCTATGAACGCCGTGGTTACAGATCCAGATTTTGCATTGGCCAGGATTTGAAGTGAAGTGTCAATGCTGCGGAGAATTTTGTTTAAATCTGAAACAACGAGGTGACTCTGGGACATAGGTAGAAGGGGGCTGGGTCCGCACCGAGCGCTCGGCAGGGACCTTCACTTACCAGCGCTCGGAAAGGGTGAAAACGAGCGCTACCCCCGACGGTAGCAGAAACGAACCCTTCTTGTCGTTACTGCAGACTTTATTTTACAGAAGCTTTTCTAGTTGCGCTACAAAGTCTTTAGGTTCTTCAATCAAAAGCTTGATAACAGAATCTAGCTTAAAGATATTTACAGCTTCTTTTCGTTCATTAATTAGTAACCAGTATGTGTAAGCATTTAGAAGATACATATGCGTTTGTTTTGCACGCAATGCCTGTGTCTTCCATTTGTCGTGATCAAAAGCGCTGCCGTGGCGGGAGCTACCTGTTTTAAGTTCTAGATCTCGGATCTCAATTTGAAGATCAATATCCTTGATTGTGTACTCTAAAGAACTGATTTTGGCCTTGCACTCCGGTTCAGAGCGTGGTTCTTCGTTATCCGTATAAATCCAACTCGGCAAATTTTCTACGATGTACTCAGAACGCCACAGAAAAGGCTTCTGCTGGGTATCAGAAAAACTCATTCTAAGAGTGAGGTATCAATAAGATTGGTGAAATTGCCGTTTGTACAGTAATAAACGTGATGCTCAAACTTTATTTGACAAATCAAATTTAAATTCATCAATCGTTTGAGCTGACTAAGGGCTGCCACTTTGGACATACCTAGAGCCTCGGCTATTTCTGTAGCGGATAACGGCTGCTCGGATTTTAACACCTCAACTAGATCGCGATAGCTTCGGATTGCAGAGGTTTGTTTCTTAATGCGGAGATAGTTCTCACTGAAATATTTTGGCCGTGAGTCATCTCGATAAGTTCCTGGATTGCTCTGTTGGTCATTTTGCGCTTGGCCCATCGCAGAACGTCAAGGTGCATGTCAGAGCTTACCTTTTTAGCAGGACTCGTCGCAAGGTGCATGTGGTGCGGGTTCAAACAATTTGCGTCCCCGCATTTCATCAGTACTTTGTCCTTGGTTTCCAGATCCACCCCGAAAAATCTGGCGTAGATAAAGCGGCGTGGACGCATCAAGGTGCCGTCAGTCGAGTCGACAAGCCGTTTAGGCAGAACTGAGGCATACAGGTGTTCCGCCGGGTCGATGACGTATTTATGTTGGAGCATCCAGGCTTGGAACCGGTCCGAAGCTGAGCTCGTCGAAGCGTTCTTGAGTTCGGCGGTGCAGACCGGGCAAGCGAACGAGCTGGCTAGTCGGCAGCGATGGTCGAAGTCCTTTGCCAGAAGGGCTATCGGAGGCGTCCGGCGGCACTGGCAGGTCGCAACAACCACGCCGCCGTGGTGCTCGATGCGCAGGTAGTCGAGTTGTTCGGTGTGATTCGGCGGATCGTCAGGGAGCGGCTGGGATTCGGCATCCAGCAGGCCGAACATAAGTAGTAGTACTGAGTTACACATGAGTCACAGTGCCTCAACATGCTCAGTGTAGCGCATAGCACGTACTGGCTGCCCAACAGCGGATTTTCTCCCCTATCGGTACCGCCCTGAACCCCATACGAGACGGGTGAGACGGGTGCATAGGAGGTTTTTTAGCGCACAGAGTGCTTTGGAGTGATGGGTCCGTTTAGAGAGGTAAGTAAAAAGGATTTTCTATTAAAGACCGACTTAACGGGTTTTGCTAGCTACTGCCGGCTTTAACTAAGCGTATTTTAGGTGCGCATTTAAAGGCGCGCATTAAAACGCACTTTAAGGAGCGTCTTAATTGTTATAAAGTACCACTTACTTATTTAAATACGTAACTAACTCAGTGTGCGTGCAATTTACGTTAAGCGAACAGAGCTCCGAAGGGTTTGTTTCAAGCTTTGTTTTGCAGAAGCGCCGTGGAAATGCGTCAATTTATCGGGTTGACACACGGGGTTTTATGTGTCTTATACTTGGTGTAACTTAATTCCGATTATGGACTGTACGCTCTCTGCCCGGAATAAGATCTCTGAATCACCTGATACAGAATTTTGGCAACTGTGTCGTCAGAGGAGTTCGGAACTCGGCATACCAGCCTGGATGCTTGCTGAGGAAGGTTTTCGTCATGAGCAGCGGGCGTTACGGAAAGCTCAATCCGGCCCTGCTTAGGGATTGACAGTTTGCTCCGAGGGGTTTAGCCTTTGACGGGCTCTTAATCCCTCATGCAAACCAAATCAAAAGAAGACGTACAAACGTACTGGGGCCAGTACGCCAGCAAGGAAGCTCGTAAAGAGCGCTTTGAGCGTATTTACACTTTATATATTCAGGAAGGGTTTTCTCTTCAGCAAATCGCGGATCAGTTCGGAATTTCTAAACAACGGGTACACCAGATTCTTTTAAAGGAATCCAACGAACCGGAACTATTGGCGGTTAAAAAGAGAGCTGATATGTTGGAGCGCAATACTTGGAGGACCAAGGAGATTGAGTATCAACTTGCGCAAGGGTTAAGCTGCTCAAAAATTGCAGCTCTTTTAGGTATTTCGGTTAATATCGTTAAACGCGTTAGTGCTCAATATCGAAAGACTAAGTGCGCAGAGATCCGGTAGAATACTAAGTTAGGAGGGGTTGCTGTACCTGATGCCTGCAGAAGTCAACAACCCGCCATGCCCTGTTCATGGCGCTTTTCCCAGAGCTTTACACGAGGAAAGTTTCCAGGGCGCAGTCGAAGTTCTTGAACAACTTTTAACAACGGTAAGCGGAGTGGGCACAACTACTTACACTCGGTGTCCTTACGGTTACGAAGCTAATTTCAATGGCTTAGTTAGAGCTCTTGAGGACTTAAACGCGTCAATAAGCGGCATTCAGGGCGGCGGCGGGGGCGGCGCATTAAATATCGTTGGAAAAGGTGGAACTTCTGTAACCGTATCCGGCTCCTATTACGTAATTTCTAGTGTCTCTGGACCTTTCGTAGGTTCTGGTCTACCTTCTTCTCCTGATTACGGCTCTCTTTGGTATAAACAGGATCAAGGACGTCTCCTTGTTTACGCCAGCGGAAACAGTGCCCCCGCAGCCAGCTGGTATCAGACTAACGCTGAACCGATAATTTATAAATCTGAGGTTCCTCCCTCAGGTACAGGCCATAATGCCCCGCTTCGGGACGGCTTCCTCTGGTTCAATTCGCTGCTCGGCAATATTCTTGTTTACGATGCTGTTTCCAGCGGATGGTATGAGCCGGCTGCCCGTAGAGCCGTCGCATACAGAGATACCCCGCCGACCGCCGTGGTTGGAGGCGAAGTTTGGTACGACACCTCGACAAGTATTATCAAGATTTGGAACGGGACGCAGTGGACCTCCCTTCTTGATCCGCCATCTTCTACGAAAACTACCGTTTCGACGAGCGCTGTTGTTCTAGATAGTTATTTAGCTACATCTGTTGGTCCGAAAACTTACTCGATAGCTATTAGTCGCGGCACCGAGGTTCAGAACTCCGATATAACTCTCGTCCACAATTCGTCCAATGCTTATACATCGCAGCATTCCATCGTTTACTCCAGCGGGACCCTCGCTGCGTTTAGCGGACGTTTAGTCGATGGTTATGTTCAGCTCGTCGGCTACAGCAATAGCATCGATCAGACCGTATTCCGTCCTGTTATATGGACCGGCACTGACGTAACACCTTCTATTACGACAGCTACTTCCGGGTTAGTTATCGATTCTTACCCTGTAACTTTCTCTGGCACTAAGACATACTCCGTCAATGTTGCTCGGGGAAGTGACGTTCAGAATTCGGACCTTACCGTCATAAATACGGCTACTACTGGAATTGTTTCCGAACATTCCGTTGTTTACTCCAGCGGTTCTCTTGCCGCGTTCAGTGGCGAGGTCTACGGCGGCAACGTCAATATCGTTGCTTACAGTGCTTCTACGTCTCCTACCGTCTATAGACCTGTTGTGTGGGGCAATCCTCCCGGAATACCTCTCACATCCGCGTCTGTGTCCGGAGCTCTTATCGATCAGTATCCCGTCCAAGCCTCCGGCACGAAAACAATTACGATTAATGTCAACCGTGGAGGCGAAGTCCAGACATCTGATCTCACCGTTGTACACACGCCTTCTGACGTGTATCTGTCGGAACACTCTGCTGTTTACAGTTCAGGTACACTGGCATCGTTCAGCGGTCTTGTTATCGACGATTTCGTCTCTATCGTCGCTTACAGCAACTCCTCTGCACCGACTACCTTCCGTCCTTACCGTGTAACTCCGTAATGGCTAAACCCAAAAGCACTCAACTGATCGAATCAAAACCAAAAACAACCTCTATCGGTCATAGTGTTCTGTCTCGCCCGAAACGGCGCGGTAAAAAACGTTATCGCGGGCAGGGAAAGGGCTAAACTACACTTAGCTATCGTTTAGTAGTGTGTCTTTCAGTACTGTAGTTGCGGGTGAATATATTGGTAATGGTGTAGCTGTCGCAATCAACAGCAGTGGGTACGCCGTTACCGCTAATCCTTTTTCTGCTGATCGGTCTCGGGTTATAGGTATATCTGATGGTGCTGTTGAGGCCGGAGCTCGGGTTCGAATTGTTCTGACTGATTATGCTTCGGTCAGCACGGCAGGCATGAGCATAAACAAGCCTGTTTATCTTTCTATTCATGGCTCAGGTATAGTAACAACTGATTTTAATAATGTTGCTTCTGGATATGTAAATTTTTTTGATCCTTTTTATGTTACTCAGGTAGGAACAGCACTAGGTGCCGGTGTTTTAAAAATTGAAATAGAGGAAGGTGTTTTGACGGCAAGTACCGAGTCAACGATCCTGACGGAAAATCAATCTCCTCTGATAGAATACTTAGTAGCCGAAGACGGCTCTAAAATACTTTTAGAGAATGCTTGAGTTGTGACCAACCGTAAAATTTCGGCTTTTTCGGACATTGGTCCTTCTCCCAGCGGATATATTTATCTGCCTGTCGTAGACCCCGTCGAGCCGGTTACCACCGCTCGTAACAAGCGGGTAACAATCAGTGGTTTGGATGCTCGCTATACGGGCTACCCGTATTTTCAAACCGCATATTTAGGCCCGGTCACTACGACAACGACGGCCGGTACAACTCTTGATGCTTTCGGAAGCGGTCTTTTAGACTCGGCTCGGTATCACATCAAAGCCAAGCGTGGCCGGGAAATTCAAACAAGCGAAGTGCATTTAGTTCAGAACGGGGCCGCTACAACTATTACAGAGTATGCCGTTCTTTACACCAGCGGCGTTCTGTGTACGTACAGCGGCACTTTTGCCAACAACAGCGGCGTTCTTCAGACGTTCTCTAACAGCAGTGCGTCGACCCGGTACACCGTCGTTCGTTACGGCGATACGTTCGCCTAAACGCGAATAATCAAGCTAAGCGAATGCCTATGTTAGTATAGGGATAGATTTTTTTCGGGTATGTCAAAAACAGTAACCAACTTTTTGGATGCTATTGAAACTCCCTCCGATATTAATGAGCATCTTGTCGCTTTATATTCTCTTGCCGGGCGCTGTCACTCCGTGGTTGAGCTGGGAGTTCGTTATGCGCTTAGTAGCACGGCTCTGATCGCTGCTCGGCCCGATAGTTTGAAAAGTTATGACATTGAACTCTCGCCCGAAGCCCTTCGAATCTTCAAAGACGGCGAAAAAGACGGGGTAAATTGTCAGCTAATCCAGAGTTCTTCTTTTGATGTTACTTTAGATGATGGCATAGATATGCTTTTTATTGATACTGATCACACCTATGACTGTCTTAGCCGAGAACTTGCTTTACATGGCAATAAACCCTCTAAATATTTAATTTTTCACGATACTGTTTCGTACGCTTCCCAGCTTTTGCCAGCTATAAATCAATTTTTAAATTCTAATTCACACTGGCAGGTTTTAAAGCACTTCGAGCATAATAATGGTCTTTTAGTGCTTAGTAGAGGCTGATTGTTTCCGTTATTTGCGTTGTTGTGTTTTTAATTACTTAGTATAGTTTGTTTTTTGGTTCGGCGTCCATTTGCGTAATTAGCTAAATTTTGTTTGATAGAATTACATTAGGTATCAGGTCGTAAATGGCTACTCGTCGGCCTCTTGTTTATCTTAGTGGAGTTTCTTCAGAGCTTCCCCTAAGCGATAATATCGATGGTGCGCTATATCAGAGCCAGCAGATCGTCGCGGGTAGCGGTTTAGTCGGGGGAGGTACTTTTGGTAGTAATCCTAGATTAGACGTAGCTTTAGTCCTAAATCCAAGCGGTTTATATTTTTCCGCCGACAGTAAGCTAGGCATTGACGGTCGCGCTCAGGCATCAGGCAACGCAGGTATCGCCTTTGCCTCCGTAGCGCTTAGTTCGGGTAACGCCGCTCTCGCCCTAGGGACTACCGCCCTTGCGTCAGGTAACGCGGCCTTGAGCGTGGGCACCGCTTCGTTGCCGTTGGCCGGCGGGACGATGCAAGGAACTATCGTTGTCAGCGGCGGCACATCTGCGGCGCCCGGTATTCGCCTTGGTGTTGGAGGTATTTATGGTTCTGGTCAGTACTTTATCGGCGTCGCGGTTAGCGGCGTAGGAAGACTGGCGGTCACGCCTGATTTTGTCCGCGTGGAAGGCAATAACTTCCAAATTCAAACTTCTAGGACTCCCATTTCATCTAGTGATACTGGTACTCCAGGTCAGATAGCATGGGACTCTAACTATTTGTATGTCTGTGTCGCGACTAATACCTGGAAACGCTCCGATTTGAACACTTTTCCTTGATAAACTGGAATTACTAGATTTTTAACAGCGTGACCGACCGGAACATTTTCAACAGGTCATATACCAGCTTCGATTCGAGCGGTAGTGAAGTCTGGTTAGTTAACGGCGGCGGAATCACATCTAATTACACAGCACCTTATGTTTTATTTGCAGGCGAAAATCTTATACAAGGCGATGTTGTTTACGCCAGCGGCGCTGGAGTTGCTGTAAAGGCCACAGCCCTGAGCGGCGTCGATTCGAATTTCTATTATCCCATCGGTGTCGCGGCCACCTCTGCTTCGGCTGGCACTGAAGTTCAAGTTAACTTGGATGGCGTCGTTGTTGTTGACGGTTCGAACATTACTGCCGGTTCGCAACTGATACCGGGCCAGGATTACTTCTTGTCTAAGTACAAAGGTCAGGTTACTCTGTACGCTACAGGATCTGGTGTGATTCTTGCATCAGGGCTAAACCAGTACGGCGCTTCTGTCCGCGTGGGACGCGCGATTAGCGTATCGGAGCTGGAAGTCGAAATTCAGCCTCCAATTCTCCTTGTTAATTAATTTTTAATTAATACTGCTTTATCTTTATCCCTTAGAATAAGTTCAACCTCACATAGTTTGTGACGGAACTTGATCTTCTTTTTGAGCTACAGTGCTTATCTAGATCTACTGCGCGTAAACGGTTTCGAAAAGATATTTTTGCCGCCTGGAAGCACACTTGTGCTTACTGCGATAAAGCAGACCCTAGAACTCTCGATCATGTTGTTCCTAAATCCAAGGGAGGCATGACCGTGCGTTCAAATTTGATTCCTTCCTGCGGTGATTGCAACCTGAGTAAATCAAACGAACGCTGGGACCTGTGGTACAGATCGCAAGCTTTCTGGACGCACGAAAAAGAGCTTAGGATTTTAGAGTGGGTTAATCGTAAACACCATGAATCTGAATCCGCAAAACATTACGAAGAACTTTGTAAACAACCCTTACTACTGCCGATTTTAACTAGCGACTAAGTCCAGAAACTTATAAAATAGAATTGGAGGCGCCAATGAACAATGCCCGAATGGCTATTGACGTTAATCGTCTCCACCTTGTTAAGTGGCGCAGGTCTGACCTGGAAGCGTTTTTCGGACGTGAATGACCGCGTGGACCGCCTTGAGATCCGTCTGGCTGAAGATTATGCGACTAAAGATGATATGAATACAGCGTTCGACAAGGTCGATCAGTCGCTGTGTAGATTTGAAAATAAGTTAGATGCTCTCGTAATGTCTGAATTGCGCACTTTGCGCGAAGGCTTTGTTCAGAAAGTCAGCCAGATCGAAGAATCTAGCTGACTCTCACTGATTCATTTCTTGGCTATTTTGGTAACTAGACCAGCAGCTATTTCGATTACTTTATATACTTTGTTATAGACTTTGTTATCGGTCTCAGAAGGAGTGAGATTAACGATAACAAGAGCTAAACCGTGCACAGCGGCACCGACGGCGATAATATCTGCCCAGTGATTAACTAGCAGTTGAATAGTGTTGGACATCGGAGTCTCAGCGGGGTATCTATAGTTTAATCCCTGCCCCACGTGGACTTTATTTCCATTGCACCGCCGAGTAACTCTTGAGCTTTTGATCCGTCCGGCGGATGTTCAATTAACTCGTACTTCGTTTTTTCTTGCTGTGCCCATTCGTCTGCGATTATTTTTGCTTGTTCGTCAACGTCTTTTAGTGTTTTTTCTGTGCGCCATTCGACCCAATCCGTTCGACACCAATTTAGTGCCGCACGAACCCAAGGGTATAGCTTTAATTTCGGCCAAACCTCTATGAGTTCCGTTAGAAGTTCGTAAATTACCGCATTAAACACAGTATATTTTCTCATTTGTCGTGTTCGTTGTTTGCTTCAGTCTAAAGCGCCCTTGATGTGTCTCGGGTATAATTTAAACACGCCGTCAGTTAGTTATGGTCGCTCGCAATTTTAAGGCGGTTCCTGGCATTGATACCGACTCTATTATTTACGTTCCTCCTGGAACTGGGGCTGTAAATCGTCAGCTAGAAGATAAACTTCAAGATACTGTCAGCGTAAAAGATTTCGGCGCCGTGGGAGACGGCGTAACCGACGACACTGCGGAAATTCAGGCAGCTATCGATAGCCTGTCGGCTGGTGATTCTCTATATTTCCCTGATGGTACCTACCTTACGACGGGTATCTATCTCTCGGGTAGTTCTCAAAATAAAACCCGACTGAGCTTCGTATCCGATTCGGCTGTTATCCAGCTGGCAAATGGTGTTACGGACAAAAACGTTGCCGAACTAGTTTCCGGTGAGCAATATCTCATCCGAGGTCTTACTTTTAAAGGTAATAAGGGCACTGTAAGTCCCCCTGGAACAGATATCAGCTACCGCTATTACAACGGTTTGTATGTCGGGGCAGTTGCTGGAAAGACTTTAAACAGTGTTCGCGTTGAAAACTGTCAGTTTGTAAGCAACGCTTATGTGGGTTTGATGGCTGGCAGCGGACCGGTTCAACCGGCAAATATCTTGCCCGGCGTGGACGGACTCACTGTCACCGGTTGTACGTTCATCGGCAACGAAGTCGGAGTGGCCGGCGGTGTACAGCGGAATGTTGCTTATACAGGCAACGTTCTGCTCAGTAACGATATTTACGGTATTCTAATTGATATAGACAGCTACTCTGTTTCTGTAACCGGCAACACTATTAATCAATTAGATTTAGGAGGAACTAACGCCTGCCTGTTTGCTTACAATGCTGATTATGTTAGCTTTGTAGGTAACACCTGCACTAACGGTAAGCTCGGTATTCTTCTACAAACTGGTGCTAATTTCTGTACTGTTGTAGGTAATACCTGTGTTAGTCAGAGTATTTCCGGTATTCGTTTAGATAATGCGTCCTACAGTACAGTTGAAAGCAATACCGTACGAGACTGCGGGCAATATGGAATTAGTGTAGCTAACTCCAGTGTATTTTCTAACATAAATAACAACATTATTGACTTTGCCACCTTCGATGGTATTTTCTTAGATGCAGTATCTAACCTGACGGTTAGTGGAAACAAATGTACCGCTAACAATGGCTCAGGTATTTACGCACTATCGTGCCTTTGGGTGCAGATCGTAAATAATACATGTGTAAACAATAATCGTTCTGGCGCAAGTGCTGATAGCAGCGGCATTCGTTTAAGTTCAACAAGTTCGACTCATGTTATTTCCAATACTTGTTTTGATCTGCAGACACCTAAGACTCAAAATTACGGTGTTCTTGAGCAGGGGACCTCAAATAACAACTACTACTCAGCTAATAACTTAGGGGGTAATAAGACGGCAGATAAAATTTTAGTCGGCACCGGTAACATCTTTAACGGTTTCCCTGGTTCGCAGCCTGTCAATCTTTCGTTGGCTGGCTCTAGCACCACACCTAGTTATTCCTTTATAGGGGACAGCCAGAGTGGTTTTTACAGCGCATCTTCGGGTGTCTTAGCCGCTGCCGCCGCAGGCAATGTTTCTACGGTGTTCCAGTCTACTCCTAGCGCTGTAAACTATCCTGTTCTACGCTCCGCCAGTGACGCCAATGTCGTGATGTTCTCTGAAGGTTCATCCGCCAATGTCAACCTTCGTTTAGGAAGTAAAGGCACTGGCGCTGTGGTACTGCAGAGCAGCACCGGTGGAGCAGCTTTAATCGCCGGTTCCGGCGTTCTCGGGTTCCATGGCACCGCTGCTGTCGCTAAGCCGACAGTCAGTGGGGCTAAGGGAGGCAACGTTGCTCTGACTAATTTAATAACTGCGCTTTCAAACTACGGGTTAATCACTGATACTACTACGTAATTTTTTCTATCTGCTAAAGTCTATATAGACAGAACTATTAATTAGTAATGGCCGAAGCTACGTTTAACCGCGAACTCGGCGCGGCTCCCGCCGGTATTACTCGCTTCGGCCAGTTTCGCACGGATAACGGGTCAAACGTCACCGTGGACAGCTTTCGATCTTTCGCCGGTGACGGCAGTCTTAATCTGGCCGACGTGTACGATTTGACCTACGGCTCGACGGGCACAGCCACTATTACCTTGGACGCCGAAGCTTTCGGCGTTTCCGGCGTGGCGGTCTACAAAGCCGACGGCACTCTCGCCGGCGAGCTTGATGCACCTAAGATTAGCCGGCGAATTAGCGCCAGTTTTTCTTACAACGTTAGTTCTAGCGATACCGCAACTGTTTATGTGTATCGAAAGGGTCGGAGTGAGACTGAATACCGTGTTCAGGCTTCTGTTGCCTGATAGAGCATGAAGCTCTCACAAAACGGTATCGACCTGATTAAAAGTTTTGAGGGTCTGCGCCTTAAAGCGTACCTTGATATTGGCGGGGTACCCACGATCGGGTATGGCACGACCGGCCCTGATATCAAACTCGGCATGACCATTACCGAGGTCAAAGCTGAGGAGCTCCTGCGTGTTGACGTGGCAGTGTTCGAACGCGGCGTCTCGGATCTAGTCAAGGTTGCGATAAATCAGAACGAGTTTGACGCCCTAGTTTCGTTTAGTTATAACGTCGGATTGAGTGCTTTGCAGTCAAGCACTCTGTTGCGTCTTTTAAATGACGGGGCGGATCGCACGGTTGTCGCATCTGAGTTTCTCCGTTGGAACAAAGTCGGCGACAAACCTATCGAAGGGTTAACACGGCGGCGCAAAGCGGAAAGAGACTTATTCTTAGCCAAAGTCAAGAACCCCATGCTCGCCGCTTCGATCGTCGCCAAGCAAGACACTTGGCTGAAGCGCAAGCCGATTCAAAGTTCGGAGCTGGCTGCCGAGGAGAAGCTGTTTGTGCCGAAGGGTGCGGCGCACGAGTGGATCAGCATCACTGAGTATCCGGGTGAAAACCATAAAGAGGTGAAGCTGGCCGCCAAGCCCGATCCGGCGTGGTGGATGTTCCCGGAACACTGGAAACTAATTAACGACATCGCACCCCAAGAGGAGCCGCCAAAGCTCGAAGGGGAGATCAAGCTCGTCGTTCCGTACTTCAGTCAGCGGGACAACGATAAAGATCCTCTGCGTACGTGCTTTAGCAGCAGCTGCGCAATGTTATTGGCAGCTCTTGATCCGGACGTTATTGAAGACGACGGGGAATATATTAACGAAGTCTATAAATTCGGCGATACTACAGAAGCTACGGCACAGCTGCAAGCCCTGAAGCATTTTAATATCGACGCTAAGTTTGTGCAAAACGCGGATTGGAATGCTATCGAAGCTCAGCTGAAAAAAGGTATCCCGGTTCCTATTGGTGTATTGCACAAAGGTCCTGTTTCCAATCCGGTCGGCGGCGGCCATTGGCTTGTTGTCGTCGGCGTGACTGCGGACAAAACTAAGCTTTGGGTGCACGATCCGTTCGGCGAGATGGATCTCGTACAAGGGGGTTATATAAACACAAACGGTGAGTACAAGTTATATTCTAAAAAAAATCTGAGCCCTCGCTGGGAAGTTGAAGGTAAGGGGTCTGGGTGGGCTATCCTGGCACGATAAGAACGAGTTCAAATGTATAGCGAAGACTGGGACAATATTGCTAGATGCGCCAATGAGCGCGTGATGGCCAAGACTTTCTCGTTTGACGACGAAGAAAACAACATTCTGGGTGACCTGGAAACCCGCGAGATGGCTAAGGCGCAGGCTTATCGTGAAACTCTCCTGGCGTCGGTCTACATGGAGATCACGGTTGAGCTAGCCCGAGCCTTTAATGAAGACCTTCTGGACGAGCTTGAATCAAAAACAGTTACGGGCATCGAGGTTCGCGTCCTTACCGATTAAACTGAGAGGCCGAGTTTTGACCCGCGTGGCCACATCAGACAAGTACGAAGACCTTCTCGCCAACTGGGACGTAAACGCCGAGCAAGATCGCGCTGACTTTCTCGATTGGCTTTATGAGTTTTATAAGTGTACAGATGGCCTGTATACGGGGTTGTACCAACGGTTTATTGACGACTTAGCTAACGGGCTGCTTCACGACCTATATAACAACTACCCTGAGCTGTTTAAGACTCTTAAAACTAGGCTAAAATGGTCCTAGATTAGTGAGCGCTATGAGCCGAGACTACGATAAAGAATATAAGGAATACCACGGTACTGAAGAACAAAAGAAGAGGCGAGCGGCGCGTAATAAAGCGCGTCGCCACCTTGAACAGCAGGGTCGGGTTCATAAAGGAGACGACCGGGATGTGGACCATAAAGACAGGAACCCGCATAACAACTCCCCTGATAACATTAGAATAAGGTCAAAGCACGCCAATCGCGGAGATAACAAGTAATGCCGATTGTTCCCGGCTCCGACGCAGGCAAAGCTCCTGAAGCTGCCCCTCGGTTAGCGATGCCGACGTTCGGCATGTTAAATCAGCCGCCTATGCCCGGCGTTCGCCGCGTGGCGCAACTCGACGACATGAACCGTGTGTCGTCACAGTTCGCACACGATCGCGGCATCTACAGTCGTCCTCCTGTAGGTCCTGTAGAGTACGGCGAAGGTAATATCAAGAAATCCACGGCTCTTGTGGGACCTGCAGGTTATAACCAGCGCAATATCCCGCTGCCTGAGTCTCCGGACGATATGAGTCAGGCAGAGTACATGATGTCGCTTAACGAAAATAACCCTAAAAATAGGATGATGATGCAACAACTTACTTCTGTACCTAAGCAGACGATGCTCAGTACACCTTCATTTTCAGACGAATATCCGTATCAGAGCAGCAACACGATGAACAACTTGCTGGCGTTAGCTAAGCTCAAGAAGGATTCGCGGAAATGAAGGACAACGACTTTCCGATCCGCATGGCGGGGCAGCGATTTGGTTTAGACGCCGCACGCATGTCCGCTGTGACGCCCTCTGAAGTTACAGCCCGTCTCCGTTATCAACAAACTTTCCCCCGCACATGACTCGTCTCGCAGGCTCCCTGATCAATATCAATCCTTCAGCCATCCCTCAGTACGGAGATCGCTGGGCCGGCCAGGTCATCAAGGAAAATCCCGGCATTGTGGAACGCGTGGCGTCCGCAATCGGTATAGTACCTACGACCCAGCAGCCTGCCGGTGAATCGTTTGCACAACGCTAAGCTCGATTGGATTACTGACAACCCTGAGAAGGTTGTCGCCAGGCACGCCCGAGCCAGCACCAAAAATCCGGACAAGGAGGAGTTTCAAAAACTCCTTACTTTCTGTGTTAACCAGGGGCATTTTAGCGTCTTTGAGCAGGTCTGTGCTTCGTTTGAAATTATAACGAGCCGCGCAATTTCAGCGCAAATTATACGTCACAGGGCCTTTCACTATCAAGAACTGTCGCAGCGTTATTGTACTCCAGATAAGATTCTGGATGACGCTTGGGAAGGCTGTTGGGATTTCGAACTGCGGGCTCAGGATTTTAAAGATCGGCAAAACAGCTTGGAGTTTGCGGACGAGACGGTCAAGCAAGTATTGAAAGAACGCGTCAAAGAGGTTTTTTCGGATATCGAGGAGTTGTACCACACTCTGCTGGAGTCCGGTGTTGCTCGGGAATGCGCCCGAAACATCCTGCCGATGTGCACACCTACCCGTTTACACATGCAGGGCACGCTGAGGGATTGGATTTTTTATGTCGGCCTGCGTGGGGCTAACGGAACTCAAAAGGAACACAAATACATCGCTCATGACATTGGACGCATTCTGTCTGCTTACGTGCCTACTACAGTCAAGGCTGTCCTAGCTTCGGATAATCCCGCTGTTGACGGCTGGCGGGTGATCGAGAATTTGGAGATCTCCTAACGAACTTCTAATTAACTTCAAATTAGGAGCAAATTTGACTTTAAACTAGCTTTCGATAGAGCCTGAGCCTCTGTTTCGTTCTTATGAAGCGTCTCACGCTCAGGCCATCAGCAACACCCCCTAAGCCTCTCCGTGGAAGCTCAAACCTGAGGGTCATTCACCCAGTCCGAGACAATAGGAAAGTACGGTCACCTGCCGCTGCAGGGACGATGCGGGTTCGAATCCCGCCTGGGTGCTGCAACAGCTGTGTTTTATAGCTGTCAGCTAATTAACTTAAAAACTTTTAAGTAATGACACAACACCCCATCACCCCACCCCCTGAGCTGGTGCAGCAGTGGGACCGCGAATGGAGGGAGCAGCAAAACGCACCAGTTATCGGCTGGTCGGCCAATCTTCTTGCCTATGTCGCTGCTCGCGCCGCCCAGTGGGGCGCAGATCAGGAGCTAGAGGCGTGCTGTGAATGGATTAACTCCTTTCAAAACAAACTTGTTCATGCCCATGATCTTCGTCTTGTCCGCCGCCCCATGCCGCCGAGCTTGAAGGAACAGGCGCTGATCCACTTTGACTCTTACGCCGCATCGTTTGAAACATCTGGCGGAGATTCCGACTTGATCCGCCGCGCCCTTGAACAAATCCCCGACAACGAGTAGTCACCTTCTCTAATAGATACCTTAAATAAATTTCTTTACTAATCGGAACAGCTTTTAGTCCCTGTTAGCATTAGTAAATAGTAAAAGCGCGAGCGATGGCTGTCAGGGTTCCTCTCGTTTTAATAAGTGGTTCTTTTACAGAGCTTCCTGAGGGGGATACTCTTCCCGCATCTTCTGCTATTTCCCCTGGCGGTCCTTTTGAGATTTTACAGACTAATTCAGCAGGAACTGCTGCCCAGTGGTCTAATACTGCTTATTTATCAGGAGCTCTTACTGTAAACTCCTCCGGTTCTTTTTATGGCCCTGTTTACTTCGGAGACTCTGTAACTCTAAGCGGTGCTTTAGTAGGCGACACGTTATCATTAAACGATTTAACAGTAACTACTAGCGGTTTTATCACTTATTTAAACGTAGGAGTAATAAATTCAGGTGTATGGCAAGGTACTCCTATTGCTGATACAAAACTACAGACGATAAGTACCGCAGGTAAAGTATCCAACAGCGCTACCACAGCGACTAGCGCCAACACAGCCAACGCCATCGTGGCTCGCGACGCGTCTGGTGGGTTTACAGCAACCGTAGTAACGGCCAATTTATCCGGTGTAGCCGCCTCCGCTGCCAGCTGCACTGGAAATTCGGCTACTGCTACTAAACTCTCTAGCTCCCGTACATTCGCTCTAACCGGAGATGTCACCGGTTCTGTTAGTAGCGACCTGACCTCCGGTGCCAGCATCTCGACTGCTATTGCAGCCGGATCGATTGTTGATGCAGATATTAACGCATCTGCAGCTATTGCAGACACAAAACTTGCAACTATTAGTACTGCAGGTAAGGTGGCTAACAGTGCCACTACAGCAACTAGCGCTAATACGGCTAATGCCATCGTGGCTCGTGATGCGTCTGGTAACTTTAGTGCTGGTACTATTACTGCTGCGTTAGCTGGTAATGCCAATACCGCTACGTCCGCTACATCCGCTACGACAGCCACGACAGCTGGTGCTCTGAGTTCGGCACGGACATTCGCTTTGACTGGAGATGTCACTGGTTCTGTCAGCAGTGATCTCACTTCCGGCGCTAGCATTGCGACTTCGATTGCTGCCGGTTCGATTGTCGACGCTGATGTCAATGCGTCGGCTGCTATAGCAGGAACGAAGATAAGCCCTAATTTCGGCTCTCAAACGGTAGGGACGACAGGAAATGTCGGAGCAGGTACCGCCGGCCCCGGTACGCGTTTTGATGCTTACGTTGCTGGAACAGGTAGTTCGGTCATTCGTGCGCGTAACGACGGCACTACTGTATATCTAGATGCTAACAATGGATACAGTTATCTTAATACATTTACTAACCATCCTATGTTATTTGGTGTAAATAATAGTGAACGTTTCCGGATAAGCACAACAGGTAGCTCTTCTTTCGTTAATGGTAGTTTCGTTCAGCCACAGACAGATAACGCAATGGGTTTGGGTTTGACGGGAGCTCGGTGGACTTCCGTGTGGGCAGCTAACGGCACAATACAGACCTCGGACGAAAGAGCCAAAACCGAAATTGCTGATTCTGCTTTAGGCACGTCCTTCATTAAAGCTCTTCGTCCTGTCTCTTTTAAGTGGATTGAGGGCGGAAAAAAACCTACAGGCGAATTAGATGATGAGAATAATTGGCTGTATGAATCGGTGCCTGGAAGCCGTACTCATTGGGGTTTTATTGCCCAGGAAGTCAAAGCTGCTATTGATTCGGCTGGTGTCGATTTTGGCGGTTGGATTTTAAGTGAAAAAGAGGATCCGGACAGTACGCAAGCCTTGCGGTACGATCAGTTTATTGCACCGTTAACAAAAGCGCTTCAAGAAGCTTTAGAGAGGATTGAAATCCTGGAAACTAAAGTTGCTGTTCTTGAAAGCGCTTAATCCTACTTGTTTAAAGGGTTGACAACTTTTTTGTTAACCCTTAAAAAGTTATTACATATTTAGTTAATAGAAAACCCCAGTAATCCTTCATGGGGACGACCGGGGCTTTCTTCGCGCGTTTTTTAATTATACCATGTTTTTCCAAGGGTCATCTACGTTTTCGGAAAGCTGATTGTTTTTTTGGAATAATTCTCTAGCTACCTCCGTCGCTCTTGGTACAAAATTACGTGCTTGTGTTGCAGCGGTGAGAGTTTGTATTTGCCCACTCATTATTTGGATCTGTTGCTTAAGAACGGCGTTTTCCCTGATGACTTCATCTGCTTGGTTATCCGCCCAAGCCTTGGCATTTAAAGTCAACTGAGTCAAAATCTGCTCTGGGTGGTCAAACGAATAAATAACACCCATCGGGGTATCCACACGTTGACCCCCGTTTTGCGTTGTGACCAGACTTTCCAACAATTTTTCAGCCTGAGGGAACTCCAGCTCCGCGTGGAAAGCTAATTGCTGCGGGGACACCAACCCTTTAAAGTTTTCGTAGCAGTAGCTAAGTGCTTTAGCTACCTTGGTTGCTCTTTCGGTTTCTTCTTTTTCTTTATCCTTTTTACTGCTTACTAGGCTGGCAGTCACGAGCGAGCCTCCTGCAGCAGCCCCGAACACAGGGAATGTTCCGGGCTGCATGATGATTGAACCGAACGCTAGGCCGAATCCGGCGCACGTAGCAATCAGAGTTTTATTGATCGACATTTGATGGTTTGGGGTCGTGTTCAGCGAACGCCTTGTCCCAGACGTTGGGGTTTGCAGCAAAGTCTACCGGGGATGGCAGTCGATTATCACCCCGGTTACGCGGATCGGTGGCCGGATCATAGGGCTTGATTACGAGTCCTTGAATGACAGCTTTGCCATTAATGAATTTAGACTGCACACCGGGCACTTTCAATACGTTGTTCGTTGTCTCACGCAAACGATCCACGAAACGCGGTTTAGCGATCGTTCTAAATCCGTTGCACTTCGCGAAATTACAGTAGCTTGCATAGACTTCCGTAAAAGCGTTTTTAACGTATAGACCTTTCTCCTGCTCGTCGATGTTTGGCTTAAGGGCGCCAGCACCGAGCACGGTATAGGAATTAGGTGCGTACATAGTGCACTCAGCCAGCCATGCCACGATCGGGTTGTTGAAGATCAGAGCTTCGATGTTTGTCGTGTTCAGAGTGGGTGCGAACTTAGTCGGATTAGCCAGCACCTCGCGCATCTGATCATGCCCCATGCTGAGTGCCCAGGCGGCGATGTTCGGCAGTTCGGGAGCGAACTCGCCCTCAATGTGGTCCGGGTACACGCTGATCAAGTTCTTGCGCTTGGAAGGGTTGATGACGTTGTTCATCACGATCGTGAGGCGCCGGCGCTCCAGACCACTACTGATGTCCGAGCTGCTGATGTGCTCGTTCGATGCGATAGAAACCAAGAGCTCTGGCTTGAAGTTGATCACCTCTTTGCCGTACTTCCGTTCCGCTCGCAGAGTGTCGCTTGCTGACGTCAGCTTTTTAAGAGTGTCCAGACGGCGGCTAAACGAAGCTTCGTCGGTCAGTAGCAAGAGCCGCTTTCCGATCAAGCTGTGCCCTTCGAATCGGTTGGTTTCGATCGTCTCCAGGTCGGACGTATGCGTGCCCGTGTAGCCCGCCAGCGCAATCAAAACCTGTTGCAGCGTGGATTTACCGGAGCCACCGGCACCGATCAGGTGGAGGAAGCGCTCGCCCGTTGCGTAACCGACAAGGACAGCCCGACAGAATGCCTGGATAATGACGACGTTATCTTTTCCTACTGCCCAACTAAGCCAGCTCAGGAACTTCGGGCAGTTGGTGTCTTCGCTGAAGTCAAAACCGAGGCGGCTGCGGAAGTACAGATCGCGCTGGAAACCGTCGGCAAAATCCAGGGTCTCCACGTCCAGAACGCCATTTCGGAATGCCACCTTGCCTCGGTTGGAAGTCCAGATGGACTTACGTCCGCCCTTGATGGAGCGAAGCAGACGGGCTTTCAGCAACAGGAAAATGCTGTTGACGGTTCCGCTGTTGTAGCGTTGCAGAATGCCGGTCTGCACAAACGTATCTAGAGCTTTAAGGATGCGCCGTTTGATATGCTGCTCGTCGCTTAAGAACCAGATCCCTTCCTCGTCGTCGTAGCTAAAGAATTCGTCGAGAGAGGAGTCGTACAGGAACTGATCGCCGTAGTTACTGGAGATAACTTCGGCAATGTCGTTCTCGCTGAACGCACGGTCGTTGTTTTGCAGGTTGATCAGTTGTGCAGGAGTCTGCGGCGTGGCGACCATGGGCTCTTCGTCGGGTTTTTTTGTGGATGTTGATGTTGTTTTGGGCGACGGCTCGCTAGTCAGATCGAAGTCGTCGATTGAAAGCACAGAGTTTTTTGGTTGTGCTTTTTTTGCTTTGATCCGATCCTTGACGGAGTCGGGACACTGCTCTGCGAATACGGAACGGTTTGCGTATTTAACTTTTTTCCAGCACGCCACTTCGGCATCTTCTGCCACGATGGCCGCTGCTGGTCGGAGGCTCGTCGCGTCTGCGATCGAGTTCAAGATGCGGTTGAATTTGCCGTCTAGCTCTGGGGCGTACTCGTAGATAGAGTAGAACAGACGGTGCGCAACGTCAAGGGGGAGCTCCGTCAGGGGGACGTTATGGCCGTTGCACCAGTTTGCCCAGCCAATGATTTCCTTGAGACCCGTTGCCATGGCTAGGCTCCGGTCTTCGACCGCCTCGCCGTGCAGCATGTTCTGAACGGATTTGCTGAGCAACAGATCAAGCTGGCATCCGTCCGCCTCTAGGGGGCAATCCAGTGCTTCGTGAGCATCATGCTTAAGCGAAGCGTCTTGCGGCAGCGTGGAAAATACTCGGGCTCCTTCATCGATCTGCCAGGTAGGGATAAATTTGTCCGTTGTACAGATCAGATCCTGCGGGCTACGACCGCCGTAGAACAGGTTGACGGTCTGTGTCGCACGCTTATCTGAGCCGGGAATCTGTACGGCGATTTGCCGTACAAACCACTGGTAGAAGTCCGGCTGTACGATGTCTCGTTCGAGTCCAAAAACAAGACGGAACCTGGGCCAATCGGGTGTGTTGCTCGGGGAATAGTACGCAAACGAGAGGTACTTCTTACATATATCTAATTCAAGTGCTTGTTCAACTGTTAACTGAATGTCCTTTATCTTTTCTCCGTTCTCGTCTTTACCGTCTGCCTGATTGTCAATATCGATGATGACCAAACCGGCTTTTATGAATCCGGTGTCTCCGCTTTTGCGTCTGCCTTCAATCAGCTGTGCTGCACACAGACCGGCACCTGCCGCAATTCGATTCGCGATGACTTCTGTCGAGTTGCTGGATGCTTTCCAGTTTTCGTTAAAGGCAGCAAAGTTACCGCCCGATGCTATCTTTCCGGTCTTCGGATTTAGATATTCGCGAACTTCGTCGTTGATCGAATAACTAAATTCCATGAGACCCCTTGTGGCCCGGACATTCTGGCACAGAAAAGCGCAACGCGCATGGTTTGCTCTGTAACAACCGAATCTCTCTAGATTCGATCATCTTAGATGAGACTCACCCTGTTACGTCGTGAGTGTCGTAGTATTTTCGCACTATTTGCCACCAGTTTTCTTTGTCTTTTTCTATATCTTTTTCTCCGAAACTAAATACCTGAACGCTATATTCAGGTATAGGAGTAGATACAATTATCTGGGTTTTCGATATTTTAATACCCAAGCATTTTTCGGCTGCGATTGTATAGGCAGCAAGCTGGAGTTTCGTTTTCTTAAATTTAAAGACTCCACTGATTAGGGCTTTCTTTAAGTTCTCTGGGATATCAGCTTTGCTTGAAGGGAACTTCGCGCTGTACGGTCCTACGGACGTTTTGAAGTCGCCCAGGATGATTTCGCCGTTGCTGTCTTTATAAATGATGTCGCAGCAGCCCGCCCAGCCCTGGCCTGTTGGAGCATCGTAGTAGTGTATGCGTCCGACTCCGTCGTCCCCGACGTAGCGGGACCAACCAGGTTGGTTGTAGGGTTTTTCACTCCATAGGACGCGTCCGCTGCCGATCAATTCATCAACTTTCTCTGGAACGTCCTTCCAATAAGGCTTAAGATCTTCTCTGGGGTTTACTGTAATCCCCCTGATGTGGTTCTCTACCGCCTCATGGATCCAGCTTCCACGAGCTGCTGCAGCGTCAGCCACGCCTGGATTTAACGCATTCCAATGCGCTAGCTTACGCTGTGTCTCGGCGCTCTGCGTGGCGGATAAAACAGATGTCACCGAAGGCAAAGGCACATCTACACCTTCGCAACGGTAGTGACGTAAACCGTTGACCGTGAGCCTGGTACTATTAGACACGTTAAGGAAGACGGGAATTTCCGTCTTAAATCTTTGAGTATTCTATACCTGTTGATGCTGAATTAAAACCTTAAAGCTATTTGTGGGGAGGGGCCGTCATCATCTTCGTCTTCCTCGTCACTGTCGTCCCCACCGATATAGAACTCATCTACTTGATACTTGAAGTCCCGTTGAGCATCAATCATTTGCTCGTGGAGGCATTGGCCTGCGTTAAAAGACTCAGTAACAATTTCTGCGCATGTCTCTGCATCTCTTGCTTCACCGTCGGGGGAAACGCATTCCTGGAGTAGCTGGGTTGAAACGAGTAATGATGCGATCCGATCAAGACCACGGTTTGTCTCCGTCAGTTTTTCAAGCAGTTCCCGGTGAAGTTTTTCGATTTTATGCACTTTGATTTAAGGGAAGGGGCGGAACTGACTGCCAATCTACAAGAAACTCGATGTTCGTGCCATCCATCCAGTTCTTCGGTTGCCTGAAGACAAACCATGCGGACGTTACAGAATCACGCGACTTGCTGACAGTGCTGAACTGTGGCCGTGGCGAGAAGATCATCAAGTCAGACAGCTTACTGTTTTGGAATAACTTGCGCCGTTTAGCTACGGGCTCTAGAAAGCTTAAGCGGTCTAATACAATTACACCTTCGTTTGCTATTTTTATGCCGTAGTCTAGAACGTAGTGTGTTTCTTCTTTTAATCCTGTTGTGTTTGCGATTACCCAATCGTATACACCTTGTTTTGCGGTCCACCAAAGTGGATCGAAGATATGGACTCCTTTTTCGTAGCTATCGGAGTCCAACTGTTGTTGGTTGAACTGAGCCGCCAGTTGTCCTTCTAGATCGCAGGGCAACAACAGCCTGCCAGTCAAAGAGAGACGTGATGATAGTTGATGAACAATGCCTTGAGGGATTTGATAGAAGTTGGTGCTCATGGTGATTTGATTACGTTAGGAAAAGATGAATTCTAATCCTGTTTGCAGTGCCTTGATCCTAGGCTTAACGCAGGGTCACCGAGTCTCATGCGTCTCTTCGAGCTCACCGCTGAACAAAGTTTCCTTCACCAGCGGGTCATCAGGGACGCAGACAAGCTAACCAAAGAGGAGCTTGTGAAGATCCTCGGGGATATACATCGGCTATACCTGATCAAGGGCGGGTTGTTTACGAGGCTCGTCAACTGGTGCGCTCGGACCGGCGTGGAACTTCCGCCGTTAACCGAACTGTATGGCGGAGAGTCGCCTCTTTTAGATGCAGACGCGGACCCAGACGTTGTCTGACCCCCTCTCAAAACCCCAGCGTTCTGCGTAGCGCATCAGCACGTCACGGGTGCTGTCTTCGGGGTAGATAAACAGAGGGTGTGAAGTGTAGTCTAAGACGAGACGCATGAGACGGGAGCAGACTGCCCAGCATTTCAGGTCGCTCACGTTTTGAATGCGAGCTGCTCTGCGTGCCCTCTTGTTCTTTCTG